ACCTAATACAGCAGCAACTGCCGGAGACGGAGCACCAAGTATACTAGGCTGCACAGTGATAGTATTTTGTGATGGATTAGTAATCGGATTAGTAGGAGTAGTTGTATTGAATGGATTTGCAGGATTATTAGGGTTTAATGCTTGACCTGGTTGGGTTATTACCGGGGCCTTATTTATTAAGAAATTCTTAGTAGCTGGATCAAAATAACCTGCTGGTTCAGTATTGAATGGGAATGCCGGCTTTGAATTTCCCACGACCCCGTTTGCTATTAATGCTACTGCCTGATCGGGCGGTAGCACATCTTCTATAGTATCATCTGTTGATATCCCAGCTGCTATTAATCTTGCTTTATTTCTTTCTGCTCTCATCATTGCTATAACGCTTTGTCCTGCATTTTTATCCTGATCTGATATAGCTTCTAATGTTTGCACTGCCATATTTGGTTCTGTCATTTTAGAATAGCTAGGAACTAAATCAGTAAAGCTATATAACATTGTTGGATATGGATAGAGATCGCCGTAATCTATTCTTGTCAGTGGTTCATTAGGCGACGGAGGTCCTTTAAGGGCTAAATTTCTTGCGCTTTGCTCAATAGTTAATTGTGTGCCTATATCATCCCACATATCATTTAATTCTACTGCTTGTCCTGGGCTTACTGATCTAATTCTTGCTATTTCTGCATTTGCCTGATCAATATATGTCTGGGTAGTTGAGTTCATTGCTGGCCAGCCAGTAACAAGTATATTACTGCCACCGCCGGTATCATCTGTAACTCCTGCAGTATTAGAGCCACTCATTGTAGTTGGAGGACTCTGAATGTTTACATATTCTGTTGGTGCTGACGGTGGTGAGGGAGCATTAGCTTGATCTACTGATGTTGTAGCATACAAATATTCAACACCGGCATTAAATGTATAGCCAGTTATCCTACCATATGTACCTCCACCATTTGACATAGCATCTGGTGTTGCGGTACCAATAGTGGTAGTAGCAGAGGCTCCGCAATTATTAGGAGTAAATGTTACTACTGGCGGCGGTGCATTTTCTCTACCGTAACCGCCCCCTCTATTTACCAAAATAGTTGTTACGGTATAAAACCAATTATCAATTCTAGGTTGACCAGGATCTATTATATCATACGGTGGAAATGGTTCATATGTAGGTGGTATATAAGGTTGAACATTTTTATAATATTTACGTTGTTGAATTGTTACTTCACCTCTTTCCCAAGTTACTGCTAGAAAAAGTTGTTGATAAATTTTTGATAATTCACTAGTTTGTATAGCAAAAATTGCGGGTTGAATTTTAGGTGCCCAAGGATATTTTAATCCAGACATACAGCCAAAGAAATCTGAATATGTATACGTGCCGTAAGGTCCACTACCCAATGCAATTAACTTAAGTGCGCTTGCAGCTTCAGATACATCAGTAGGAAGATCAGTACCATTAACTAAATTTAATCCTCTTGTAGCAAGTTCTAATGTTGCTGCTACTTGTGCAAACTTTTCAATTGGAATATTTCGTATATTCTTTATCTGTTGCATTGTCGCACTAAATGCGCCAGCAGCGGTTGCTAAATCTTTAGGCAAGATGCCATCAAGATATGATCCAAATCCCTCTGGCATTATCTGTAGATTAACTGGCAACGGCTTAGATGCTGCTGATGCAGCAGCGGCTATATCAGCCGGTTGCACTGTATTGAGTAATGGAGTTGAAAGTGATTGTGCAGAAGATATTGCAGTTTGATTAGCTATTGATGAATCTAATGTTGCAATTGCAATTGCTTCTACTTGCGCTGATGCTGCTATTCCAGGAGGAATATTTTGTGCTACTGCTGCTGCCTCTGGTGAAGCTATGTTAGGGACATTGTTTAAAGATGCTCCGCTGATAGCGATTGCACCTGCCATACTACTTAATCCTGAAGCCAAACTTGTTGCGCTGGCACCTACTGCACCGGAACTCATTGCAGCGCCACCGCTTTCCAATTCCATTCTACGATCTAAAAAATCATTATACATTGACATATATTATCTGCCCTGCTTTGTAGGTGCTGGAGGCGTTGAAGTAGGGTATGCTGAACCTACACCGCCTTCCTGATGTCCGATAGCATACCCGCCGCCTTGTCCACCACCAACTAGTGATCCATATCCAGCACTTAATGCTGCTAAGTATTGTTGTGTTCTATCAAGACCAGTTCCAATACCACCTTCACTATGTCCAATTGCTTGAATAATTTCTTGTGTAGGAGCAGGTGGAGGGGGCACACCAATATCAACAATTGTTGCTGCGTTATTGACTGTTGCTTCTATAACTACTGGTGGAGTTACTACCGCCGGTATAGGAGGAGGAGTTTCAACTACTAGTGGGGGCAACGGAGGTATAACTGTGCCAACTTGTGCTGCTACCGCCGGTGTAGTTAATGTTGGGCTTACTGCGTTAGTTGCAAATATAGGATAATATGTTTTGCTATTTGTTGGGCCAGGAACTGCATTATATAATGGCACGGTCAATGTTTGATAGCTATTAGGAAACATCTTACGAACATCAAGCAAATCAGCTAATGTTACAAGACCTTGTGTATTGCAATTCAATGATACTAATATCTCTGCTAAGTCAACACCAGTGATTATTAAAAAGGCAGCATATGTTTTTTGTTGCTGCTCTTTAGTAACATTTGTGTTGCCCGAGATGTTATCTATATCATTAGTGGTTAGTCCAGTGGATAACAATGCTACAGATACTGACGCGGTTAATGCATTATATTTTTTAAGTGTTGCTAATAGATTAGAGGGATAACCAAATGTCCATATAGTAGATAAATCTAGTGCTTTACCTAAATTAATTAAATCTTTACCAAATGCTTGCGGGGACAAACTTACATTAGTTACATCTGCACTAATCAAGTCGTTCATGTTACTATAGGTGCCCTTTAAGAAAGTCAACGAATTCTGTGCCGACATTATAGATTTATTTGAATACTCAATAAATGATCCTGCGGATATGAATGATCCACAAAAATCATTATACATACCACTTAACGCTAATGTATTATTATAGTCAAATTCATTATAACCTTGCCACGGGTATAATCTTATGTAACCCCATTGTGTTGCCGGTTTATTTGCAACTGTGTCAACTGTATTATATTGAGCAGCCCAAAATGGACTGCCGGCATATTTATATGTGTTAGGGGGACGGCTATTTCCTAATGCAGGAATGGTACTGCTACCCATGTTAATAAGGTTAAAATATGTTGTTGTGTTTACATATCCCCTAACGTATGCGTCATTGATAGCATAAGTAGCCCAAAATAAACTGCTATTGGTTACTAATGTGCCAAAGGTATAAGATTCAGCACTATGGCTAGTGCCAACAATCGCCGCAGTAGGTTTATTGACCCAAAAGCCTTTGCCTTGGACCATGCCACTCATTACATTGACGCCTAATGGGGTTTGTTTTCCTGTACTCATGGGACAAATATATCAGGACTACCTTGAACAATACTATGACCGCAAGTGTTGCCTGATCCTATTCTTAATACAGGACTACCCTCTGCTATTACAGTTGGACTTCCATCAGTTGTAGTAGGAGCTTGGTGAGGAGGATGAGGACTACCCCAGGGTGCATGTGGGGTCATTTGACTTACATGCAATCCTACAGGAATTCCATTGGCAATAACCGTGCTGGCTCCGCGTATAATTTGCCCGCCGGTTTGATTTGTATCACCCTTCCTACTCAATGCTGCCATATTATCCCATTACTATTTTCTTGTCTGGTAACTTAATACCAGTTGTTGCTTCAATATACTTATCCTTGATGTTTACATCTGTTTCGGCATGAAGCGCAATACTACTAGTATTTAGTGTAAATTTACCCTTCGGATCTGCGGTAAACATGCTAGGAATCATCTGCATTCCCTGCTGTCCCGGCGCAATACTTACTGGTTCTTCAATAGTAAGTGTGTTTTGAGTGATATCAACTACTTTAGTAATCAATTCTTCACCGCTATTTAATTTAATTGTATATACTTTTCCTGCTTGCATTAGATACTTTCTGTTAATTTTTGTTTGAGTTCTGTAAACCCACCCACAAGTTCTCCATCTAGGAAGATTTGTGGAACCGTACGGGCATTTGGAACTGCCTCTAATAATTCTTCTTTAGTGTAACCATCACCAATTTTCTTTTCTTCAAACTGTATTCCCTTGCTTGTTAACAATGCTTTCGCTTGGTCACAATAAGGGCAGTGGTACTTACTCCATACTATTGCTTTCATATTATTTCCTTTTATAAACTTGGTAGTTGGTCGTAATCAAGTGATTCACTCATTACACCCAATACATAATTGGTTGATTCATTCTCTTGTAGTGCTGTCTGCTTCTTGCTTGTATCACTATGTTTGTTGAACCATGGTATAGGAGTATTCTTTGGCGCATTAGCCTGATACTTAATACCAATCTCTTTCAATGCTCCTGCTGCTGTGTAATCAACAAAGTCTTTCAACACATTAGCATTTAGTCCAATAACAGGACCTTTGTTAAACAAATAGTCTGCCCAGGCTTTTTCTTCACGGATAACATCCATGTATAATTGATAGACTTCACTTTCGCATTCTGGCTTGATAGCTGCAAAACGATTATCATCTTTTATCACTTGATTAATAAGATAAGCAGTCCAGCCTTTATGTAACAATTCATCTTGGAGAATTAAACTGATAATGTTACCATTACCAATAAAGATTTTGTTCTCAACCATTGCTAAACTTGTAGCAAATGATACCATAAATCTAAATGCTTCTAAAGCGTATGACGCATGTAATGCCATATAAATTGCTCTTACATGTTCAGATTCTTCTACGGGTTGACCTAACTCTTTCGCACAGTTAATTCTGTGTAAATCATCATAATACTTACCAACACTACTAGCCATGTCAATGATTTCTTGTGTGTCATGTATCGTATTGAATACTTCTTTAGGCACATTATAAATGTTACGAATAATGTGGCTATAACTCTTGCTATGAATGTTTGTCTCAAAGAAACTCCAGTTATATATCAATGCTTCTAATTCTGGCAATGATACTACTGGCGTGAATACTTGACTTGGCGCACGTCCTTGCAAACTATCTAATGCTGTTTGTCTTAACAAGTTGCTAGTAAAGATATGTTTAACGGCATCGCTAGCTTCTTTGAAGTCGTTAGCATCTTTTGTTAAACTGATTTCTTCTGGTTGCCAAAAGAATCCTCTTGCTGTTTCTTCAAACTTAGCAATCTTT